TTGAATGGCAAAAGCACAAACACTGAGTGAGCTGGCTGACAACATTGCAACCAGGCAGATGAACCAAAAAGAACTTGCCAACATCGAGCGCAAAGAGATGTCTGGGATCAATAAGAAAATTCACGCCTTTGGCGGTGAAGCTATGCTCTTTGACCATATTGCCGAAGGTAAGACCATCGATTCAGTGATTAAGTCTTTGGACATAAGCATCGGTGGTTTCTACAAATGGATAGAAAAAGATGCCAAGCGGGGGGAACTCCTCGCGCGCGCACGTACGCGAGGTGGGAGAAGTTTAGCAGAACAGACGCTAGAAATTGCAGACAACGCAAGCCCTCAAGAGGCGCAAGTGGCCAAGCTGAGAGTGGACACAAGGCGCTGGCTGGCCTCTAAGCAGGCTCCAGATGAGTATGGTGACAAGCAGCAGCCACTGGTCAACATCGACCTGGGGAGCATGGCCCTTGATGCACTGCGCAAACGAACTGTCGTATCACTAGACAATTTGACGGATATGAATACCAAATGATTCAGCTACTTTATACAACGACCATTATGTTAAGTGCATAAGTAGTTATCCACAGAATTAAGTGCATCAAAGTATTACATCGACAGTTATGCACAGGAATCTGTGGATAAGGTTGGCCAAAATCTGGGGACAAGTCGGTGGTGGTCGGCTGCCGGCTGGTGGCCGCGACCCCCCCCCGTGGCCGGTTTGGCGGGGGCGACTGTGGCGGCACTAAACACCTACAAAAAAAATTTTCTAAAAAATAAAAAAATAATTTACCAAACAAGTCAAATTGTGCAAAAATGTCAATTCCACAAACAACGGAGCAACTGAATGAAAACAAAGCTGGCGACAGTCACAATCAAGGACCAGGAGTGGATCGTCTTAGACACTGATGAGATTAAAGAGAACAAGGTGTTTTGCACACTGACGAATCCAGACAGCACAATTGTCTGGCACGCATGGGTGGATGTTAATCAGATCGTGGGGATAATATGAATATCAAATTACTTACTAAAGTGCGTCATTTATTTAATGTTGATTATGTGCCGCGCAGTACGAATAGACATAATCAATTGCAATATATTAAGGCGATGAGAATATTAGGCAATAAGTGGTTAACGCATAAAGATAATATGGTGCAGAGAATACAGTGAAGAGTAATTTTGTAAATAATCCGGTGAGATTGAATGGCAACTGCCACGGTCATAAACTACAGAGATGTAGTAAGTGTTTGGCTGAGAAGCCGCCAGAGGGTGGGGTTGAGCTGAGTGCGACCAAGTGGTTGTGTGCATCTTGCTGGACCGATAGGATCACGGGCAGGAACTTAAAGCAAGTGAGGGGTTTGTGAAAGAGAATGTTTTTTCTCAGTGGGTAGAGAGGTATCAGCCTGATCCAGTGCTATTTGTGCGGGAGGTTTTGGGGGTTGACCCTGACCCGTGGCAAGTGAAGTTTCTTGGGGCAATAGCACGGGGGGATAGGAAGATAAGTGTCAGGAGTGGCCACGGGGTGGGAAAGAGTACGGCAAGCAGCTGGGCCATGCTCTGGTACTTTATGACTAGATCGCCAGTCAAGGTGGTGGTGACTGCACCGACAAGCTCGCAGCTGTATGACGCGATGTTTGCCGAGCTGAAGAGGTGGATCAATGCGATGCCTTTGCCCTTGCAGGGATTGTTGACTGTCAAGCAAGAGAGGATTGAATTCAATGCTGCACCGACTGAGATGTTTATAAGTGCCAGGACAAGTCGGGCAGAGCAGCCAGAGGCTTTGCAGGGAATTCACAGTGAGAACGTGATGCTGGTGGCTGATGAGGCTTCTGGTGTGCCGGAGCAAGTGTTCGAGGCTGCGGCTGGATCGATGTCTGGGCATAACGCGGTGACGCTGCTACTGGGTAATCCGGTGCGAAGCAGTGGGTTTTTCTACGACACGCATACGCGCCTGGCTGATGAGTGGACCACGTTTCAAGTGGCTTGCACTGACTCGCCAAGGGTAAGTGATGAGTACGTCAAAGAGATGGCCATGCGGTATGGCGAGGAGAGTAATGTCTACCGGATCAGGGTGATTGGGGAGTTTCCCAAGGGGGATGACGACACTGTGATTGCCATGGATTTGCTGGAAAGTGCGGTCAATCGGGATGTTGCGCCAAGTGACTATGCGCCCATGATCTGGGGATTGGATGTGGCGCGGTTTGGGTCGGACAGGTCAGCACTGTGCAAAAGGCAGGGCAATGCGGTGACAGAGAATATCCGGACATGGAAAAATCTGGACCTGATGCAGTTGACTGGTGCGGTGGTGGCTGAGTACCAGGCGCTGCCGCCCAGTCAGCAGCCAAAGGAAATACTGGTTGATAGTATTGGCCTTGGGGCTGGGGTGGTGGATCGGCTGCGGGAGCTGGGGCTACCGGCCAGAGGGATCAATGTCAGTGAAAGCCCTGCGATGGGTGGGACTTACAGGAACTTGAAGGCAGAACTTTGGTACAGGGCAAGAGCTTGGTTTGAGGCACGGGACTGCAAGATGCCAAAGGATGAGGTGCTGATTGCTGAGCTGGCCACAGTGCGGTACAACTTCACAAGCAATGGCAAAATTGCCATTGAGGGGAAAGATGAGATCAAGAGGCGGGGGCTGCCAAGCCCTGACAAGGCCGATGCCTTTGTCCTGACGTTTGCAAGTGACGCGGTCGCGGGGATGTACGGGTCAGCGGGTAGTAGCAAGTGGAGCCAACCCCTGCGCAGAAACCTGGTGCGGGTTGCATAATTCGGATATTGACAAACCAATGGGGGAAACCTATGAAAATGATGACCAAAGCGCAAAAGAAGGTCGGCAAGGTGATGAAAGAGTTTGGCTCTGGCAAACTGCACTCCGGCAAGGGTGGACCGGTTGTGAAGAATCCCAAGCAGGCCATTGCCATTGCAATGTCTGAGGCAAAGATGCCCATGCGCGGTCAGCGCACAGCAAAGAACAAGGCGAAAAAATAATGGCTACTTTAAAACGCACCATGGAACAAGTCATGGACAGAGAAGAGGGCGAGGACATGAGCGCAGGCGAGAACTGCCCATTGCCTACGCAAGACATCACATTAAATTTGAAAAACCGCGCCAAGGCAATTACCAGCGCGGCCTATGGTCCTGAGAATCCCAAGCTGCCCAATGAGGCTTTTTGGCGCAAGAAGTCAGACCAGTGGGATGTGAGCATTGAGGATTCAAAGAAAAGCCTGTGCGGTAACTGCGCAGCGTTTAACGTGTCCGACAAGCTCAAAGAGTGCATTGCCCAAGGCATTGGCATGGAAGCAGACCCATGGGGAACAATCAAGTTGGCTGATCTGGGTTATTGCGAAATCTTTGATTTCAAGTGCGCAGCAAGTCGCACTTGCGATGCATGGGTGGTGGGTGGTCCCAATACGGGTGAGCAAGAGGGTGAAGAATCTGAAAACTATGAAGAGGATGAATCATGAAAGCTGGACTTTATGCAAATATCGCGGCAAAACGTGAACGGATAGCCAAAGGCTCGAAAGAGAAGATGCGCAAGCCTGGTGCTAAAGGCGCGCCATCAGCTGCTGACTTCAAGGCTGCGGCCAAGACTGCAAAGAAACCAAAGAAATGAAGACTCCAGCTTGGCAGCGTAAAGAGGGTAAGTCACCCTCTGGCGGCTTAAATGCCAAGGGTCGGGCAAGTGCCAAGGCCGAGGGTATGAACTTAAAAGCGCCAGTCAAGGCTGGCGACAACCCAAGACGGGCATCATTCTTGGCGCGCATGGGCAATATGCCTGGGCCTGAGATGAAGGGCGGTGAGCCGACCAGGCTGCTGCTGAGTCTGAAGGCATGGGGCGCAAGCTCCAAGGCCGATGCCAAATCTAAGGCAGCTGCGATCAGTGCCAGAAATAAGGCCAAGAAATGATTTGTCCAATTGTCATTGCCACTGTGAGAGGCCATGGTCTGGCCGTATTGCTAGAGAGTATTAAGCAATATGCGCCAGAGTGTCCGGTCTATCTGCGAGGCCCTGAGTCGGTGCTTGAGAACTTTGAGGCTGACCTTAAAATTTATGGTCAACCAAGAAACTTTGGCGATGACTATAACGAGATCATTGAGGCGGCCATGAAAGACTGGTCGTCATGCATTGTGGCCAATGACGACATAGTGCTGACACCTACCAGCGTGAAAGTGCTGATGGAGGATGTGCAAATCGTGAGAAGTATGAACAGTGTCAAGCCTGGATGGGTGGCGGCAAGGTGCGATGCGGCACGGCCCATCCAAAATGTGCGCATTGGCAAAGAGGGCGAGAAGATTAAAGGGTTTAGATTTCCATCTGAAAGCTACATCAGAATGAGCCAAGTGGTCAGCCCAATCTTTGCATGGATATCAAGTGATGCATTTGAAGAGGCAAAGTTTCCCCCTCTGAATTGGTACTCAGATGATGTGCATTGTATGGATTTGGTAAGAAAAGGCTATGCACATTTTGTGTCGGCCAGTTATGTCCACCATATTGGCTCAAACACGATTGGCATGGAATTTCAAAAGTTACATGAAGATGCGCTGCCATGGCTTAAAGAGAATCGACCCGAATATGCAAAGGCATGGTTTGAATGAGTCACCAAGAACAACTTAATTTTGTGGCCGCTGTAAAGGCTGAATTCCCAGAATACTTCAGCCAGACCAAGGTCTTGGAAGTTGGCTCTTTAGACATCAATGGCAGTGTCAGGCAATTCTTTGAGAATCCAGACAAATACATTGGCTGTGACTTGGGCGAAGGACCAGGGGTGGACATTGTCTGCACCGGCCATGAGCTGCCATACCCAGACGGGATGTTTGATGTGGTGATCTCATGCGAGTGCTTTGAGCATGACAAACACTGGGAAAAGACATTTCAAAAGATGATTGACTTGGTGCGGGATGGTGGTTTAGTTATTTTCTCCTGTGCCACAATAGGCAGACCGGAGCATGGCACGACTAGAACTTCACCGGCAGACGCGCCATTCACAAACGATTACTATAAAAATTTGAGAGAGGAAGATTTCAATGACTTCAAGCCTCTCTTCAAACAATACAGATTTGGTCAGTGCCTTAGACCACGCGACCTATATTTTTGGGGATTGAAATGAACATGAACGAATTGCCAATTAGCACCGACATTGCAGCCAAAGAGCCAATGGATGAAATGGAACTGCAAGCCATCATTACCCAAGATTTAACTGACGCGATCAGCTATGTGGACAGTGATCTGTCCCCCACACGCGCCAAGGGGACTGAATACTATCGCGGTGATTTATTCGGCAATGAGGTCGAAGGTAACAGCAAGGTGGTGGCCATGGAAGTGCGGGACACTGTCTCGGCCATGCTGCCAAGCCTGATGCGGGTTTTCTTTAATTCTGAGAATGTGGTGGAGTTTTCACCCCGTGGCCCAGAAGATGTGAAGATGGCCCAGCAGGCGACCGATTACGCAAATTACATTTTCCAAAACGACAATTCTGGATTTTTAACGACCTACGCAATTTTTAAAGATGCACTGGTTCGCAAATGCGGCATAGCCAAATTCTGGTGGGAAGATGACGAAAAGGTTCGCATTGAGGAATATACGGGTTTGGATGACCAAACCCTTGAGATGCTGATGCAAGAGCCTGGTGGCGAGGTCAAGATCATTACATCTTACCCAGACCCACAAATTGACGAAATGCAGATCAGCACTGTGGACCCTATGACTGGCCAGCCAGTGATGAATCCCCCAGCCATGATCCATGATGTGCAGATCAAGCGCATCACAAAGGATGGCCGGATCAGGATCATGGCCGTGCCACCCGAAGAGCTATTACTTGACAGACGCGCTAGGTCTTTTGACGATTCGACCATCATTGCCCACAGGCAAATGGCCACCATGGCTGACTTGTTGGCCATGGGTTATGACCAAGATGAGATTGAAGAGAATATGTCTTCAACCGACTTGGACAGTAATGATGAGTATTTGGCCCGTCAGCCATTGAGTACCACTTTTGGTACGAATGACGCTGCCAATCCGATGATGCGCAGAGTGCTTTACATAGAGGCTTATTCCCGTGTGGACTTTGATGGTGATGGCATTGCAGAGCTGCGCAAGGTCTGCTGCATGGGTGGTGGCTATAAGGTGGTCAGGAATCTGCCTGCCAGCTACATTCCATTTGCTGACTTTCCCTGCGACCCAGAGCCACACACAAGCCCACTTGAAGCTATGTCGGTTTTTGACATTACCCGTGACTTGCAAGAGATCAAGTCGGAAATACTCCGCAACACATTGGACAGCTTGGCACAGTCAATTCACCCACGCACAGCGGTGGTCGAAGGCCAAGTCAATATCGATGATGTCTTGAACAACGAGACAGGCGCAATCATTCGTATGCGCGCGCCTGGCATGGTCCAACCTTTGACAACCCCATTTGTGGGTCAGGCCGCATTCCCGATGATGGAATACATGGACCAGATCAAAGAAGATCGCACCGGCATGAGCAAGGCAGCCATGGGGCTGAATGCTGACGCATTGCAGTCAAGCACCAAAGCAGCTGTGAATGCGACCATCAATGCCAGCCAAGGCCGCATTGAGCTAACAGCCAGAATCTTGGCCGAAGGCATGAAAAAGCTATTCAAAGGCATTTTGTTCTTGGCCACAACGCACCAGGACAAAGCCCGAATGGTTCGTATGCGCAATGAGTGGGTGTCTATTGACCCGCGTTTCTGGGATGTTGGCATGGATGCCAACATAAACATTGCTTTGGGCAATGGCGACACCAACGAAAAACTGCAAGCGCTGATGATGATCATGTCTAAGCAAGAGCAAATCTTGCAACAACTTGGCCCACAGAATCCCTTGGTCACGCCCCAGCAGTTTAGTAATACCCTGCGAAAAATCGTAGAGCTATCTGGTTTCAAAGACTCATCGAGCTTTTTCCAAGATATCCCTGCCGACTATGTGCCACCCGCGCCACAGCAAAAACCATCACCCGAAGAGGTGCTGGCCCAAGTGCAGGCCGAGTCGATCAAGGCAGATATCCAAAAGAAAGCAGCCGAGTTGGAATTAAGACGACAGCAAATGATGATGGATGACGATCTATCCCGTGACAAGATGGCTCAGGATATGTATCTCAAAAAGTATGAAATTGAGTTAAAGTACAAATCACAGATCAGTACAGCTGAAATTGATGCAGCGCAAAATATTGATCGTGAAGCAATGCGTCAGCAGGCATTGTTGGCCCAGCAGCAGGCGGCACAGTTTGTGTCGCAGCCGCAGCCACCAATGCAAGAGCAGATGCCCCCATCAACCTTTCAAGGAATGGCACAGTAAGTGACAAACGAAGACCAGGTAAGAAAGGGCCGAAAGGCCCAGCAGATTCTTGAGGATGAAACCCTCAGTAATGCAATTACAAAATTGGAAAGCGACCAACTTTGGGTATTTCGATCATCGAAACCCGAAGAGTCTGTGAAACGCGAAACAGCATGGTGTATGTTGCAGGCCATTGATGGCTTGCGGCAAGAGTTGATCAAAATTATGGACAACGGAAAAGTCGCACAGAATGCTATTAGCAGATCACAGAAAAATCTAATTTAAGAAAATACTATGGCAGAAATACAAGCAATGAATATGGCCGATGCGGCCAGTGCTATCTCGGCAATGTTAGCCCCCGAAAAGGGACAAGCAGAACTTGACGAGACGCAGCCAGTCGAGGAATCCGAAGAGGAAACCGAGACAGCGGCTTCTGAGGAAGATGACTCTGGTGTGGAAGACGCGCCAGACGAAGAGTCTTCAGAGGAACAGTCAGGGGAAGAGGAAGAGACTGAGGAGCAAGAACAGCCACAGACATTCACCGTCAAAGTTGATGGCAAGGAAGTCGCAGTGACGCTAGACGAGCTTCAAAAAGGCTATTCCAGGACTCAGGACTACACTCGGAAAACGCAGCAGATTGCCGAAGTGCGAAAGCAGGCCGAGCAAGAAACGCAAGCAGTCCGAGCCGAGCGTGAGCAATACGCTCAATTGTTGGGAGCATTGCAAACCCAACTTCAAACGTCAGAGCCTCAAGTTGATTTGGAACGTCTTTATAACGAAGACCCAATTGAATGGGTAAGGCAAAAGGAAGTCATGCGGGAGCGACAAGAGAAATTAGGTGCTATTCAGTCTGAACAGCAACGACTTTCTCAAGTGGCCCAGTATGACCAGCAGCGCGCTATGGAGGCCCAGCTTGCCAGCCAGCAAGAAGCCTTATTAGCAGCCCTGCCTGATTGGAAAGACCCCAAGAAGGCAAAGGCCGAGAAGGCGCTGGTGATTGAGTCTGCAAAGGCAGCAGGCTTTACCGAAGACGATTTGAAGAGCGTTTACGACCACCGACTGGTCTTACTGCTGCGCAAAGCGGCATTGTTTGACCAAATGGTAAGTAAACGCCAAGGCATTAAGCCTGTGGTGAACAATGGCCCACGACCAGCCAAGCCTGGAGCAGCTGGTCGGGTTTCGACAACGACTGAGAGTGTGCGAGCAAAGCAGCGTCTTGCAAAAACTGGTCGCATCGATGATGCGGCTTCTGCAATTGAACTTTTATTAAAGTGAGAAAATTATGACTATCGTAAGTAACACGTTCTTGAGCTATTCAGCCAAGGGCATCCGCGAAGACTTGAGCAATGTGATCACAAACATTGCGCCTTAACTTGAGGGCCGTTGCAGAGTAATTTGCAATTGACACTAGGAGAATTGCTGGAAACCCCTAACGGATAGGCAGCCGAGGGCAATCAGCAGCCGAGCCTCGAAAGAGGAAGGTTCAACGACTAGATCGAAAGATCGTAGGGCCAAGTGGTCCGAAGCACCTAGCCCCACGAAAGTGGGTGAAGATATAGTCTGATCTGCATAGAAATATGCAGTCCCGCAAGGGAGGTAAGGTCTAACGAGCCTTGCTCAACATGGATGGAAGAAACGCCTTTTATGTCCAACATTGGCCGTGAAAACGTGTCCAACACTCTGTTTGAATTCCAAACAGATACACTTGCAGCAGCTGCTGCTAATGCCCAGCTTGAGGGTGATGATGTCGGCACTTTTGATGCTGTCGTTGCCACTGTTCGCGTTCAGAACTACTGCCAGATCAGCCGCAAGACAATCATCTTGTCAGCTACTGAAGAAGTTGTGAACAAGGCAGGGCGGCGCAGCGAGCTGGCCTATCAAATCGCGAAGCGCGGTTCTGAGCTAAAGCGCGACCAAGAATTCATCATGTTGGCAAACACTGGTGCGGTTGCTGGTGATTCGACTACTGCGCGCAAGACGGGTTCTTTGCTGGCCTTTTTGAAGACCAACATTGACTATGACACTACCAATGGTGGAAACCCAAGCTACACCACGCTACCAAGCGCGGCCCGTACTGATGGCACTGTGCGCACATTCACTGAAACCATTCTTAAGAATGTGATTCAGAAAGTGTGGACTGCTGGTGGAACACCAAAAATCCTGATGGTTGGCCCTGTCAACAAGCAGCGCGTTTCTGGTTTTTCCGGCATTGCTTCTAGCCGTTTCAACATTGATGGAGGCGCAAAGCCAGCTACCTTAATTGGTGCGGTTGACATTTATGTCTCTGACTTTGGCAATGTGTCTGTGATTGCAAACCGCTTCCAGCGTGAGCGTGATGCGTTTGTGCTTGACCCTGATTACGCCAAAATGGTTGTGCTGCGCCCTTACCAGCAAATCGAATTGGCCAAAACAGGCGATGCCGACAAGCGTATGCTCTTGGTTGAGTACGGCTTGAAGGTGTTGGCAGAAAATGCCCATGGTCTGGCAGCAGACTTGGTTACTTCTTAACAGTAAGCAACGGAAAGGGCCAGGGAAACTTGGCCCTTTTTTTAAAAATGATTCACAAAAGACTATTTAGCGAAAACAAAGATCAAGGCATCAAACGCTACTGGCATGAGAATGCTGATACTGGCGATGTGACGATCGAAACAGAACAAGATGTCACAGCGGTCATTGAGGCCAACAAGGCCATCTATAACGCTGTGGATGAGAAGGCTGCATGGAATGGTGAGTGGCACTTGGTGGCATCCATCCCCGAAGCGCTTTATTACAAGATGAAGGCCGAGGGCAAGATCGATGACCAGGAATACATGAAAAAATGGCTCAACGATTCCGACAACCAATTTTTTAGAACTAGACCTGGGAAAGTATGAACTACATTGCAGTCTGCACGCCAGCACGGGACATGGTTCACACCATGTACAGCTACGACTTGGTCAATATGGTGGCTTATCACACACTCAACACAAATGATGCTGTGAGCCTCAAGATCAGTCAAGGCACTCTAATTGCCAATCAGAGGGCAGAGCTATCACTGGATGCAATGCATGAGAATTGCACTCACATTCTCTTCATTGACTCTGATATGCGGTTTCCGCAAGACATGATTGGGCGGCTTTTAAAGCATGACCTAGATATTGTGGCGACCAACTGTGCCAGGCGCAGAATGCCAACTGGCCCGACAGCGCAGCTCTACAAAGAGAATGGCGACAGGGAATTGGTCTGGACCATGCCAGAGTCCACCGGACTGCAAGAAGTGGGGTCTGTGGGGATGGGTGTAATGCTCATCAAGGCCAATGTTTTTGCGGCACTGGCTGAGCCTTGGTTTGAAACGCCTTGGCGACATGACAAAAGAGGCTACATTGGTGAGGATGTTTATTTTTGTCAAAAAGCAGCAGCTGCTGGCTTTAAAATATGGATTGACCACGATGTCTCCAAAGAGATTGGACACATAGGGACTTTTGAATTTAAGCACGACCACACTTGGGTGATGAAAGAAATAGAGGCAGCCTAATGGCACTTACTACATACACAGAGTTAAAGACATCCATTGGTGACTGGCTTAATCGGTCAGACCTGACCACAGTCATTCCCGACTTTATATCTCTGGCCGAGGCGCAAATTGAAAGAACACTGCGCACCAGGCAGATGTTGACTAGGACAACCCTGACAGTGGATGGAGAGTTTGAAACAACGCCCACTGACTTTTTAGAGGTCAGGGCGCTGAAGCTGACCAGCACAAACCCAGACACTCCCTTGTCTTTTATGACAATGGATGCCTTGGATGAGGAATCAACAAAATTTACGGCCAGCGGAAGGCCAAAGTTTTTTGGTGTGGTCGGCACTCAGTTTCGTTTTGTGCCAACGCCAGATGCAAGCTATACGGCAGAAATTGTCTACTTTGCAAATTTAAACAAACTGTCTTCAAGTGTTGCAACCAATTTTATTCTGACATCAAGCCCTGATATATATCTTTATGGAGCGCTATTGCAGGCTGCGCCATATTTGCAAGATGATGCGAGAATCCAAGTATGGGCGACACTTTATGAACGTGCGCTAAACGACTTGCAAGTGGCCGATGACCGAGGTTCAACTTCTGGCGGCAATTTGCTGACCCGCGCAAAAACTTTTGGTTAAGGACTAAAAATGGCAGATACCACCACCACAAACCTATTGCTGACAAAGCCAGAAGTTGGGGCCAGTACTGACACATGGGGTACTAAGGTCAACACTGACCTCGATTTAATTGATGCATTGTTTGATGCCGGCCCACTGTTAAAAGTGACAAAAGGCGGCACTGGTGTCGGCACAAGCACAGGCTCTGGAAACAATGTGTTGTCCACCAGCCCGACTCTTGTCACGCCAGTTTTAGGTACTCCAACATCAGCAACGCTAACCAACGCCACAGGACTGCCAATTTCAACGGGTGTGAGTGGATTGGGAACTGGCATAGCCACTTTCTTGGCCACCCCATCATCTGCCAATCTTGCTTCTGCTGTTACAGACGAAACAGGAACTGGCAATTTGGTATTTACCAATTCACCCACTTTGGTGACACCAGCACTTGGAACACCATCTGCGGCTGTACTGACCAACGCCACAGGACTGCCCTTAACCACTGGTGTGACTGGCTTGTTGCCAGTGGCCAATGGCGGCACAGGATCGGCTACAGGAGTGGCTTTAGCCACTGGTGTGACTGGGACATTGGCAGTGGCCAATGGCGGCACTGGCCAGACAAGCTACACCGATGGCCAGCTGCTGATTGGTAACAGCACCGGCAACACTTTGACTAAGGCATCTTTGACCGCTGGGTCTGGTGTGACCATCACGCCAGGCGCTGGGTCTATCTCCATTGCATTCACTGGCCCAGGCGCTGGTTCAGTTACCAGTGTTGGTGTATCGGGTGGCACAACTGGACTGACCACAAGCGGCGGCCCAATCACCTCCTCTGGCACAATTACTTTGGCAGGGACACTGGCGGCAGCAAATGGCGGCACGGGTTTAACAGCATCTGGCAGCAATGGAAATGTACTGACAAGTAACGGCACGACTTGGACAAGTTCTGCACCAGTTGCTGGCGGTGTTTCTTACACAGCAGTCAAAACAGCCAACTACACAGCCGCAAACAATGATGGTGTTTTAACAAATACAACGGGCGGTGCTTTTACAGTTACTTTGCCTACAAGCCCATCAGTAGGTAATATTGTTGTTGTTGTTGACTCTTTTAGCCAATGGGGAACAAATAATTTAACGATTGACCCTACGGCATCTATTAAGATTGCTGGCAATACGGCTGGTGACACATTGACTTGTGATATTACGGGGATAACTGTCACGCTTGTTTATACAGGCGCAAGCTATGGGTGGAATGTTTCTGCACAGATTGGTGGTAATAGTGGGACAGTGGTTACATTAACTGGCACACAGACTCTTACGAATAAGACTCTGACAGCACCAACAATTGCATCAGCTAATTTGACAACAGCATTGACCCTTGCGGGTGCGGCTGGCACTAACGGACAAGTGCTGACAAGCGCAGGATCAGGTTTGCCTACTTGGTCTTCGCCAAGTTCAGGTGCAATGACTTTAATTAGCACACAAACCGCTTCATCTAGTTCAAGCATATCTTGGACTGGTTTAACTGGTTACAACAATTATTTATTGATTGCATCAGGTATAGATTTTTCCGGCAGTGATTATTTAGCTTTAGAATTTGGAACTGGCGGCACTCCAACTTATGTAACTACAGGATATTATAATAGTATGACTGCTGTTGATATTGGTTCAACTACAACAGTAAATAGCTACAGAATTTCAAATTACTCAACTGCCATGTTAAGTAATCCCAATCAATCTATTCTTAAAACAAATTGTGTATGTTACATATTTGGAATGACAAATTCAAATAACACAACCTTATCTTTTCAATCAAATGGTGTTACATCCGTGCCAGCATACGGAAGTTATGTTGGTCAATCTACATTAACAAACACAACAGCTAAAACAGCTATTAGAGCAACAGGTGGAAATAGTAATACATTTAGTGGAACATTATCTCTTTACGGCATTTCATCTTAATAGGTAAATTATGATAAATTTAAACACACAAATTATTGCTTATTTAAGCGTAAACAATATTTCTTATACGACTGGCGATTATCAAACTGGTCAACCAGAAGGCCAAGAAGACCAAATCTTGCACTGGGATTTAAAGTTGGGCGCACAGCCTACACAAGAACAATTAACTTCTGCATACGCAACACATCAAGAAAGTTTAATATTGGCAGAACAAGAAAAAACTAATATCAAAGCATCAGCCCACGCTAAACTTGTTGCTCTTGGTTTGTCTGCTAATGAAATAGCATCTTTGGGAGCATAAATTATGGCTACAGTAGCATTATCTGGAATCATCACACCTAGCAATGTTGTCACGGCAACAAGCACAACTACGCTTACCAACAAGACGCTGACTGCACCTACTATCGCATCAGCTAACTTAACTACAGCACTAACCTTGGCTGGCGCGGCTGGCACTAACGGTCAGGTTTTAACCAGTGCTGGGTCTGGGTTGCCATCGTGGACGACTCTCAGCGCTGGTGTTGCTGAAAGTGATGTATATGTAACAACAGGTAATGGACACGGAAGCACTAATACAAAAATAAGGCGGTATACAACAACTACAAAAAATGCTGGAACAAACATAACTTATGCTGATAGCGCAAGTAATGGAGCCTCATTTACGATAAATACTACTGGTGTTTATACCATTTCAATAGGTGATATTAAAGCTAGTGGATTTTTTGTTGGAATATCCCTTAACTCTACTCAGTTAGCCACTAGTATTATATCCATCACAGCTGCTAACGAATTGGCAGCGATGTATATTGATGGTGGTGGAGGGGGGTGTATATGTATATCTGCATATCTAACTGCTACAGATGTAGTAAGACCGCATGGTGATGGTGGGGCAACTGGGTCAACCAGAGAACAGTCATGGTTTAGAATTACGAGGGTAGGATAATGAGCAAGTTACTTATAAACAACCCACAGGGGGTTCAGGAAATAATCACAGTAAATGTGGGCGGCGGTTATTTTGACGCATCAAGGGTAATTTGGGATGAAAGAGCCGATGGCACATTACCAGCAATCACGTTAGGTGGTATGAAGCGAGTTGGTAACGAACTTGTTTTTGATGAGCAATTGATAACCGCGCATAATGCTGTTAAAGATGCTGAACAGGCTAAGAGTGTTCGTGCTTCTAGGGACACTAAGTTGTCTGAGACTGATTGGAGATTTCGTAGCGATATGACTCCATCACAGGCATGGAAAGACTACTGCCAAGCATTGAGAGATGTGCCTACACAATCAGGCTTCCCTTGGACTATTACTTGGCCTGATGCGCCATGACAAACGAGGCTGTTATCACAAAGGCGGCATCAGCAGCTACTTATGGTGGCTCTGGTGTAGCGGTTATCTTTGGTCTAACAGCCAATGAGTTTGCTGCTGTCTCTGGTGTTGTAATTGCTTTAATTGGCTTATTTGTAAACATTTACTTTAAGCACCAACATTTAAAGATTGCAAAAGCATCAGCCAAATCTGACGAGCAAGAAAAATGAAAGACTGGGCTGTGGCATTTATTGCTGCGGCCTTACTTACCGCGACCATTGGTTGGTCGTTTTTTGTCATCATTTCGTTTTGGCCATGATCTATGCTCTGGTCCTATTAGCAGCTACTGCCGAATATCGATGCACCAGGTGGGCATGGACCGGTGATGTTTACAATCGGAAGGTTGTTTGCCTTGAGTGGAAAAAGGTAGAAAAGAAATGATCGATCCAATCACAGCCCTGGCGGGGATACAAAGCGCCATCAGCATGGTCAAGAAGGCAGCAAAGGTTGCCAATGACTTAGGCTCACTTGCGCCCATGATTGGCAAGCTGTTTGACGCTAAGTCAACCGCTACCAAGGCTATGCTTCAAGCCAAGCAGTCTGGTAAAGGCTCGAACATGGGTACGGCTTTACAGATTGAAATGGCTTTGGAACAGGCCAGAGCGTTTGAGGAAGAGCTAAAAATGCTCTTTATGCAGACAGGCAAGATTGATGTCTGGAACAAGATTAAAGCCAGACAGGCCGAGATGGACTTAGCAGATGCCAAAGAGATAAGTGCATTAAAAGCGGCAGACAAGAAAGCCAAAGAAAAAGAACAAGAGCAACTAGAAATTGGTTTGGCAGTAGGTGCGGTGTTCTTTGTCCTGTTTCTAGTATTTGTTGGCGTGAATGAAATGATGGATTTCTGTGCCAGTACCAGAAGGTGTGGTCGGTGAATGAGTATCAGAAGACCTTTGATGTTTGCCTAAAGATATTCATTTATGGATGTGTGGCTTTGTATTTCTTGGGTTTTCTGAAGTTCTTACCTGATGATCTGTCAGACAGAATTGTTAATCTCCTACTTGGAAAGGTTGGACTTGGTAAATGAAATATATTCTGATTTTTATAGCACTTATGCTATTGGGATGCGAAGAAAAATATCGATACAAGTGCCAGAATCCTGACAATTTTCATGCGACAGAGTGCCAGAAACCTAGATGCCTATTCACTCAGACTTGCCCAGAATACTTGGTAGCACCAATCTTGGAGAAAAAAGTTGACGAAGTTAAACCTAACAACTGAAGAAATTGAGGTCAGGGTCTGGAGCATTGTGGTGCTTGCCGTCACCCTGATTCTTTTCTTTATCGTGATTGCGCTTTTGTATTCTGTGACATTCGTCACCCAGCCCATTAAATCCATGGCCCCAATTGACCAGGCATATACCAAGATGCTGAACGATATCGTTCTATTGATTGTGGGCGGTATTGGTGGTGTGATTGGCAAGCGGGCAATGACTTCTAGGCAGCAACCACCACCCATGGGGCAATGCGTTGGCCAGCCAATGGGTGGCTACCCGACACCAGGCTACAGCAACAACCATGGGCTTAATGCAATGCCAACTTGGACCAATCCAGAGCTTGATGAGTCTTGGACACCTGGGCCACCACCGACAACGCCACCGGACCATCTTGAAGATGACAATGAGCGCGAGCAGCTAGCCATTGCCAGACGGGAGTCAGAATAATGTTTGGCATACCTTTACCCTATATCGCCCTGGCAATCTGCATTGCCTTGTTTGGTTCTTACCGCGGTGGCTATCACTTTGGCTGGGAAGACAGGGACAATGACATGAAGATTGCCATTGCCAAAAAGAATGATGAAGCCAGAGCCAAAGAGGCAGAGCTTGGCACTAAGTTGATTGACCAGGAAACGAAACTCAGAAAGGCCCAAGATGATGTCAAGAAAAAACAGTCTGCTATGCATGAGCTTGCTCGCACTGGTCGGCTGCGGCTCCCAGCCCCAAGTTGTCCACAAGCCAATGCAAGTGCCAGCGTTGCCGTTGGAAATATCCAACCCGAACAGCCCGATGCAAGCGAATCTGAGCGACAGACTATTGCAGCTCTTATCGACCTCGCAGCCGAAGGAGATAAAGCCATCAACAAGCTCAACGCCTGCATCAACTCCTATAACGAAGTGAGGGTTTTAGTCAATGGTCAATAGTGAGCAACTTAAACAACTGCACATTGGCCCAGAGTGGGTCGATGCGCTAAACGAGACATTTCAGCGCTTTGACATTTCCACGCCATTGCGCCAGGCTGCTTTTATTGGCCAGTGTGGCCATGAGTGTGGCAATTTTAGGATTCTTGAGGAAAACCTCAATTACAGAGCTGAAGCACTGCAAAAGCTCTGGCCCAAGCGCTTTGACGCGGCCAAGGCCCAGATGTGTGCCAGAAATCCCAAGCTCATTGCCAATACTGTTTACAGCAGCCGAATGGGTAACAGAGATGAGGCCAGTGGGGATGGATATCGTTTCCGAGGCCGTGGATGCATCCAGTTGACTGGATCGGCCAACTATCACCATGCAGGCCAAGCGCTTGGCGTGGACCTGATCATGCAGCCGGAGCTGGTGGCCACGCCCCAGTATGCGGCCCTGACTGCCGGATGGTTTTGGGACACTCAGAAGCTCAACCAGTATGCTGATAGCCAAGACTATCGGACTATGACAAAACGTATAAATGGCGGGTTTATTGGCCTTGACGATCGCATCAAACACATCAACCATGCACTGTCTGTATTGGCCACTTAAATTAAATTGACATATAAGTGATATAAGGTGTTGATATGTCTAACATTCCTACACCACAAGATGCTGCGCTATTTGCACAAAGTATAAAGAAATGGCAGCAAGTTCTTAATCTTGGCGACTGGCGCATTGAGAAGGGTTTGAAGCCTGCAAAGAATGCCATGGCTTCAGTCGAATTCAATGAGTCTGCCAGGCTTGCAACCTACAGATTAGGTGACTTTGGTGCGGAAAAAATTACGAAGGAATCTTTAGACCAGACGGCTTTGCATGAGCTGCTTCATGTCTTTTTGCATGACCTTATGACTGCGGCCCAAGACCCTCGGTCATCTCCAGAGCAACTGGAATCTGAGGAACACCGCGTGGTCAATCTTTTAGAAAAGTTGTTGATTAAGGATTCCCATGGGCAGTTATAACCAAACGTGTAGCGATACAGAATTTATCCAACTATGGGGTCAATTCCAATCTGCCCAAAGACTGGCTGAACATCTTTGCATCAATATCAGAGCCATTCATTCACGCAGAAGGTGGATTGAAAAAGAATACAACATGGCACTTAGCGCAAGTGACCATCGTGGTTTTAAATACGATAAAAACAAACCTAAGTCATTTTCTCCACTCAAGCAAATTGAGCTTGGAATGCTAGATGGCACTGTGATCGTTTTCTCTGATGCCCACTTCATACCTGGTCAAAGGTCCACAGCCTTTAAGGGATTACTGTGGGCTATTCAAGAATTCAAGCCTCATGTCGTCATCGCAAATGGGGACTGTTTTGACGGCTCAACAATATCGCGCCATGATGTGACAGACCAGCCTCAGACCTCAGTTGTCCAAGAACTCAAAGCTACGCAAGGTGCGTTGGGTGAGATCGAGGAAGTGGCCAAGGCAGCCAGGCACAATGTAAAGCTCCTGTTTACATGGGGAAACCATGACATTCGTTTTGGCAACCGGCTGGCCCAACACGCGCCACAATTCAAAGAGGTTAAAGGTTTTAAGTTGACAGACCACATCCCAGATTGGGAATTTTGCTGGGCAGTGTGGCCAACTGAAGATGTGATTATCAAACACCGTTTTAAGGGTGGAATTCATGCTACTCACAACAATACGGTCCAAGCGGGAAAATCGGTTATCACTGGGCATTTGCACAGTCTCAAAGTTACGCCATTCAGCGACTATAACGGCGTGAGATATGGGGTAGATACTGGAACGCTGGCCGAGACCGATGGGCCACAATTTACTTATGCCGAGATAAACCCTGCCAACCACAGATCGGGCTTTGCGGTGCTGAACTTCTTTAATGGACAACTACTATGGCCTGAGTTAGTCCACAAGTTTGATGAGAATTTGATCCAGTTCAGGGGCGAAGTGGTTGATGTGGGTGAATTTTGAGCGCCTGGCTAATTATTCTCACAGGGGCAATCTATGCCTACATTGCTGGTGAGCAGCTGTTCAAAGGCAACCCCAGTATGGCGGTGGTATATGCCGGATATGCTTTTAGCAATGTCGGACTTTACCTATTGGCAAGATAAGCCATTGGGGTCTGTTTAAGGCAAAATCGAGTCATGGCCACCAAACAGCAACAACTTGAAGCTCCATCCATACCGAGTCTGGGTTATCCCCCAGAGGTGTATGAGCGCAGAAATTTCAACGAGAACAATAGCGCCTTAAATATTTATATAAAGAAAGTGACATCAGTGCTTGGGTCTTTGTTTGGACCAAGAGGTGGTCGATTTATGAATAACCCTTATGGGGCTTTTCAAGATTCAACTGACCAGGTGGCTGCCAACACGACAACGGCCTATGCGGTTTCATTCAACACCACAGACTTTAGCAATGGCGTGACCATTGCCAGCGGGTCCAGAATTACTGTGGCCGATGCCGGAATCTGGAACTTGCAGTTTTCCATTCAGCTTACAAATACGACAAACGCCTCTCAAGATGTAGATATTTGGTTTCGGGTCAATGGCACAAATTCGGCCAATTCAAACAGCAGATTTGGATTTGCACCAAGAAAAGGTGTTGGAGACCCATATCACACCATTGCGGCCATGAATTATTTTTTGAGCTTAAATGCCACAGATTATGTTGAAATCATGTGGAGACCAACCGACATAGGAGTGACAATTGAGCAATACGCTGCTGGGACAAGTCCGACACGGCCAGCAGTGCCATCAGCCATTGTCACAATGAGCTTTGTGTCTAACATTACATAATAAGCACCATGTACATACCAATCAAATTACCGCCAGGGGTTTACAGAAACGGCACTGAGTACCAGGCAGCTGGGCGGTGGTATGACGCAAACCTTGTCCGGTGGTACGAGAACACATTGCGCCCTATGGGCGGCTGGAGAAAACGTGCAACCGGACAGATGACTGGTCTATGCAGAGGCTTCATCACTTGGCGCGATAACAGCGCCAACCGATGGATTGCAGCTGGTACGCATACCAAGCTATTTGCTATGAATGAGGCTGGAACACTAAAAGACATTACCCCAACCGGATTCACAACTGGATCGGCTAGTGCATTGTCCACGACAGGTTATGGATACAGCACTTATGGCACATTGGCCTATGGTACGCCACGGCCAGACACTGGAACAATTACCCCAGCCACCACATGGTCGATGGACACATGGGGTGAATATCTTATTGCTTGCTCCAACGCCGATGGCAAGCTATATGAATGGCAATTAGGTTTTACAACCCCTACCATTGCCGCTGTCATTACCAATGCGCCAACGAGTAACAAGGCTGTTTTGGTCACTTCAGAGCGCATCATGTTTGCCCTTGGAGCTGGTGGCAATCCACGCAAAATACAGTGGTCAGACCAAGAGGACAATACAGTCTGGACACCGGCAAGCACAAACCAAGCAGGCGACTATGAGCTGACAACGCCTGGCACACTGCTCGCTGGTAAGCGTGTTAAGGGTATCAATCTATTGTTTACCGATGTGGATGTCCACACGGCCCAGTATGTTGGCGCTCCATTTGTCTATGGATTTGAGAAAGCTGGATCAGGCTGTGGTCTTATTTCGGCCCAGGCTGTAGCGGCCATTGATACGGCAGCCATTTGGATGTCACGCGCAGGCTTTTGGATATATGACGGCTATGTCAAGCCACTGCCAAGCGATGTGTCGGATTATGTCTTTGGCAATATGAACTTTAACCAGGCATCCAAAGTCTATTCTGTCCACAATAGCAAATTTGGTGAAATCTGGTGGTATTACCCAAGTAGCGGAAGTAATGAAAATGACTCTTATGTCACTTTCAATTACCGCGAAAATCACTGGAACATAGGCTCATTGGCCAGAACTGCCGGCACTGATTCCGGAGTGTTTATTAACCCGTTGATGGTCTCAACTGACGGCTTTATCTACGAGCATGAGGTTGGTTTTGCTTATGACAGCGCCAGCCTTTATGCCGAGTCTGGCCCAGTGCAGATTGGCAATGGCGACAACATCATGTCTGTGCGCCAAGTTGTGCCAGATGAGCAGACACTTGGTGAGGCTGTGGTCTCATTTAAAACCCGAAACTACCCGACTGGGACTCAGTCTACATTTGGGCCATATACGGCAGCAAACCCAACTTCAGTTAGGTTTTCTGGCCGTCAGGTCAACATGAAGGTGACTGGTAACACATTGGCTGACTGGCGGGTTGGCACAATGAGACTAGATGCTGTCCCAGCCGGTAAGAGATGAGTGACCAAGAGCATTTGGAAAGGCTGCGCCAACAAGTGGAGGCGGCATTAGAATACTCTGGAGGCACACATAATTTTGACGATATCGCTGAGATGGTTGAAGATCACAGATTACAGCTGTGGCCAGCCAAGAATTCGGTGGTATTGACAGAGATCATTGTCTATCCCAGGCTAAAGAATTTGCATTATTTTCTGGCTGGTGGCGACCTAGATGAACTCTCAAGGATGAGACCATTGATCGAATCTTGGGGCAAATCGGTTGGATGCACCAGGGTGACTTTGGCAGGCCGAAAGGGCTGGGCAAAGACATTTTTAAAAGACGAAGGATACAGTCCACAATGGGCTGTACTTGCAAAAGATTTATAGGGGAAAGACTATGGCTACATTACCAGCATATTTTCAGCAAAATCCAGATGTTGCTGCTGCATATCAAAAAAACACCTATGGCTTAACGCCACAGGAATTTGCTGATACTCACTTTGCACTTTATGGCCAAACAGAGCAAAGGGCTGCGCCAGCTGCTGCGGTTACGCCTGCAACTATAACGCCAGCGGCCATGACACCTACAACAACAACGTCTGCGCCCCCAGCATTGCCAACATATTTTACGCAAAACCCTGATGTGGCGGCTTCATATTTAGTAAACAACTATGGGTTAACACCACAGCAATTTGCTGATACGCATTACACAAAATTTGGTCAGTATGAGCAACGTATTTCTCCATCAGGTGCGCCAGCAATCATTCCAAAAAAGCCAGTCACACCAGTGGTTAAACCACCAGTGACACCGGTTGTTAACACAACAAACACAGGCTCTTCACTGCAATATTTCAGGCTGAATCCTGATGTGGCTGCTTCATATTTAGTAAACAACTACGGCATGACACCAGAGCAGTTTGCGGCTGCGCACTTTGCAAAATATGGTCAGTTTGAAGAGAGGACTGCACCAAACGCAACCCCATTTTTCAATGCGACTCAAGGCTTTGACCAGAATTTTCAGAACTATCAATCCATCCCAATTGGCTCTCAGTACAACCCCAATGCAGTTGGTGGCACTGGCTCTCCATACTCTCAGATCATGGGCCAGATGAGACCAGCTGGTCCCTATAACCCATACATGGATGTGGTATCCAACACCCCAATGGGTGGCTATGACCCAGGACTGTATAACCGAATTGCCCAAGCAAAGGCTGCGGCTAGTTTGCTTGGCGGGACTCCAGATCAAGCGGGTGGAATGTCTATTGGTGGTGATAGTGGTGTTAGTGGTGGCGGTGGCGATGGAAACACAGGTGGTGGCCCTGGCACTGGCGCTGCTGGTGATTCAGCATTTGCAAAAGGCGGCATGGTTAACAGTTTGCTTGGACCAGACCCACAAGGTCCAGACGATGGCATGGGCTATCTTGACAAGGGCGAATATGTGATCAAAAAGTCAGCAGTCAATAAGTATGGCAAAGGACTTCTGGACATGATCAATGAAGGCAAAGTGCCTGCCAAGAAAATCAAGTCTCTTTTAGATTAAAGGAAATAATATGTCTAAGGGTGGAACAACAACATCAACAAGCTCCATTGATCCACAGATCAAAGAAGCATTCTTGGCCAACTTTCAGCAGGCCCAAGGGGTCGCTGGCGCTTTACCGACTCAGCAGTTTGCCGGATACAACCCAATGTATCAGGCAGGCGAGGAGGCTTTGGTTAACACGGCCCTTGCTGGCCCAGGCATCAGTGGAACAGACTTGGCCGCGCAGATGGCGGCTTATGGCGGTGTTTATCAGCCTGGTCAGATTTCAGCGCAGCAGACCAATTTGGGGATGACCGGACCAGGCTCAATTGGCAGTTACATGAATCCATACACAAGCCAAGTGCGCACCAATGCATTGGCTGACTTAGAGTCTGCAAGGCAAGCGGCTATTCAGCAGACTGGTGA